ATGAAACCATTAACAAGTAGACAAGCTGAAATTTTAACTTTTATCCAAGGAAAGGTCGTAGAAAACGGATTCCCTCCTACCGTTAGAGAAATTTGCCAAGCGACTGGACTTGCTTCAAGCTCCACAGTTCATGGACATTTAATACACCTAGAAGAGAAAGGTTATATTCAGCGAGATCCATCTAAACCACGTACAATAAAAATTTTGAAAGGAGGACTTATATGATTCACAATCCAATAGCATTTGAAAAGGACAAATTGATTAGAGAAATAATTTTGGCTCAAAAACAAAGTGGGCACCTATTATACCACCACAATAACCACGTAGAAATCGCGCATCTTATTTATGAACATCACGGCTATAAACAATTTTTACTAGACAATCCTAGTGCGGTAAAAATTTCTTTAGAAGAATTAAAAGAGAAACATAAACAAGTAATGGATTTACTTGAACGAGTTAAAAACCTCTAAAAGCGAAATTAAATGTAATATTTACAGTTGTTGCATGAAATTGGTATGATTTAGGTATTATTTCAAGGAGGTTTTTTCATGAGTTATGACACGATTGCATCGCTACAACGTATGCAACAATTAGAACAAGCTCAAGCTGCAAATGGGAAACGACTGATTTTAAAGCGAATAAACCCTACATTAGACATTTGGTTAATTGTTATCGGAGTTATTTTGTTTATCCCTACATTAGGATGGTCTCTTATACTATACGCTCTTTTCTTTGGTATCAGAGAAATTTTCGCTAAAACATGCTTAGTACAAAACGTTGCTACTGGAGAGAAATTCAGAGTGGATAAACAAGACTTCAAACAATATAAGAGGAATTTTAAGAAGAAAGAAAAACAAGTTAGAAGAATTTCTGATTTATAATAAAAATCCCCCTCTAAATATAGAAGGGGATTTTTTAAAATATATGTTGGAGAACTCTTTTTCGATAGCACTACATCACCTAAGTAACAATGTAGTAGAAAAATTAGAACAAACAGTGCGCTATCAAAAAACAACATGTAAAATATACAATATTTAAATGTAGAATGTCAATATACTCTTATTTAATTTCTACATAATAAGAACTAGCTGTAATATAGAATACGCTACCTCTACTATTCTTTACTTTATATTGTGAAGAGCCATTTACAGATACTTTATCAAGGATTGTAAATCCTAATCCTTCATCCACAGTTCCTGCTACATCTCTATCAGCCCAGGAAGCTTTTGAATAGAAGCGTAAGTCATTCACTTTAGAAACTACACGTTTGCCTTCCACAGATGACGATTCTTCTTTATAGCGAATGTATGATGAATCGTTATAAACCCACTGATTTCCTCCAAGATTCAACCAGTTTCCTACTTTACCCCAGACTTTATATGATTCACCTTTTTGTAATTTACGAATAACACTATTTGTTGTGGATGGACCAGAACGAAGGTTTACATTGTATCCATCAATATACGCTACTCCCACTTCATTAATAATACCAGGTACTTCATTTGGTTGCTGTGGCTTTGGTTTAACTGAAATAGAATCTCCAGTATATGCTTTTAATACATCAGCACGAAACTTTGATTCTGATACACCATGACTGCGAAGATAATCAATCGGATCTTCGTGATCTGTGCCGCCAAGTTTATACGTAATGTCTTTATGCGTCCACAATCCAATGGATGGATCAATGTTTCTATCACGTAAAATCTTAGCTAGTAGTTTCACATATCTCTCATAGGATTTTTTAAATTTAATAGGGTCACTAGTTTCAGAGAGCTCTACATGAACAAATCGTTTATTGGCTGCTGGTCCTGCTCCCCATGCTTGATACTTAGTAGAAGCAATTTGAATTGTTTCATCCCAATCTGTTGCATAATGTACAAATGCGGAACGCCATGTTCTCGCTTCATAATTTCTAATATTAATAGCAGGTGCTTCCGGTGTCGCTGTGGAGTGTGCTACTACTCCTTCATATGCACCTACACCATATCTATATCCTTGCTTTGGTAAATCTGGGATAATCATTTCTCTATCTGCAAAAACACTTCCTACAGATGTTAATAGAATAATAGAAGCGGTCACAACTGAGCTTAATACTTTAATAGTCTTTTTCATTTTACATATTCCCCTTTTTCTTCATGGTCTGTCCAAATACCTAATGAAACACCTACCGCAAATACATAAGGCAATAATTCTTCAATAAAGTTTTTGGCTTCTGGCATTCCAAACTTAGTAAATAGAAATCCAAGCAAAGAAAAAACCGCAATCCAGGTACGCCAGTTGCGGAATCGTTTTTTGATATTCTCTTTTGACATTTTACATGCCCCCTTTCAACAGCAATCCAATAAGTGCTGTTACAATTGCTCCGATGATGATTCTAAGAATCCATGTAGTATTGGCGCTAATTTTCTCAATGCTTTCTTCGATTTTCACAACTTTACTCTCAACGACAGCCAGACGTACCTCTATGCCTTGAACCTTCGTTTTGTTTTCTTCGCAATCTTTACATTTGTCCACTGTTATCACCCCATTCCAAAATAAAAAAGCCTGCTTATGCACGCTTAATCTGTAATATCTAAATTAAAAAGTTAATTGCAATATGAATTGTATTTCCACTTTGAACACCATTTACGAAAATTCCACCATCACTTTTAACTGTAATTTCACAAACTGTTGGTCCATTGCCATAAGCGAGTGCTGGGAAAGCTATGTTTTGCACAGGACGAAACCCAACCGGAAGGACTGCGAATATTGTTGTATTTGCTGGATTTCTAACCGATCCAATGACGGATATCTGCTCACCGCTTCTTTTATATTTCAAAATTCTATCGGGAACATTCTCTACCCCAGTTGTAGGAAGGTTAATCCATCCAATATCAGTCGCCTGTTTAATTGTTCCATCAGTTCGAATTTCTACTCTTTTGGACCAATCCCATTCATCACCTTGCTCTTCTGTAGAAGGAGCAATAACAAGTTGGCCTTGTGCACCTTTATGAAGAACTGTTTTATACGAACGACTACCAATTACGATAGCATTATCAGTATTAAAATGAGTCGTTCCCGTATACGTACCGCCTGTTTTAGGTACAATCTCTTTCTCTAATACCAAACGAGACCATTCGGACCACTTACCACTGTTATTTATTCGAATATAAATTTCATTCCAGTTTCCAAGCAGTGTAGCTTTTTGGACAAGAGCTGCATTACTGCTAGATTCTACGGCGACAAACCATGTATATATTGAATTATTTGGTGTATTTTTGAGTTGGCTTCCTACATAGAATCCAGATTTTACAATTGTATTCAAATCTATATTTGCAGCCAGATCAACGGAACTTCCATCATCGTCTGTAACCTTCCACAGTTGATATTTCTGACCTGTAACTGCTGCTGTCAATTCGTTTATACGTTTATTAGCTTCATCAATTTGCTTTTGATACCCTTTAACCATTTCAAGGGCTTTATCAAACTCTGAAATATAATTTTCAATTTTAATATTCCCTTCTTTTACATCTCGTCTTAATGTAATACGAATGTCTGGTGTACTCATTCGTTCGTTACTTTTTTCGAATACAAAATAAGCCGTCCAATCATCCGATGTAGAAACAGCTTGAGATGTAAACGAATATGAAAACACACCATTCTTTGCATCAACTATTTGAGCATCATCTCGAATGAATACTCCTGTGTGATTTGTCGCTTCATATTTAACCACATACCCTGTTAAATCCACCTTCTCCCCTTTTTCTCTTACGTTCACCGTAAGCTTCAATCCATTCTTGTCATTTTGCCGAGAACGAATTGTTTTTGTAAACACAGGATCTGCTAAATCTATAATAATTTCCTCATTTCGCATAACTACACCTCTTTCTAGCTACTCCGTTTCACATGTCTAAATGGCTTTTTCTGACGTTTCACCCTGTTCCTATGCTTTATATTCCCTTTAGGTGTTAATGGCTCTAATTCTTCCAATCTAGCATCCGTTTTTATCACATGCTCTTGAAATGCGCTTGTCAATTGTGAAAGCATCCCGTATAGGCCTACACCATTTTCTTCTGCTTCCTTTGGAATAACTAAACCATAATGTGTAGGAATTGCATCTGTAGTAATTACCGGCTCGCCTTCTTTACGATTCATACGCATCTCATACAGTTTGGGAATATCGGTTTTCAAATTGTACTGTTTAATTTCCCATTCCATTACCTTTTCAAGTGCGCTGAATGCAATAGGACGGATATTGGTTTTATATGTTTCTTTAGAAGAAACTTTGAAGTCTGAAGCAATTACTCCTTGATAATATGATCCAAGAGCTGTCTTTATTTGAATATAGCCATTTTCGTAACTCGAATTTCGTATCATAGCATTTGGAAGTATGATATCTGTATCTCCTCCAGATGACACTCCAATACTCGCAATCCAATTGTCATTACGATAAAAGCGGAACTGATCTTTGACTTTAAACCTCATATCAGTTTGAGCATTTAGGACAATCATTTTGTCAGCATCAAGCATTGCATTCCCTGTTTGCGAAAAGTATAAAGAAGCTGCATTCAAGTATCCATTGCCATCGAGTCCTTTTGTGATTCCAATTCCACCAGACTTAACGCTCGTATCTGAGAATTGGTACACCATAATAGCCCCATTTGCCCCTGTGGAATCTGAATCTCCGCCTAAAATAAGAGTAGGTTGTATTTCATTTCTACTATTTTTGTAATACCCTACAAACACCCTTGTTCTAGATGACTCATACAAGCGTATGAATTGCTTTGAAATATTTACATAGTTGACACTATCTGAAGTTCGTAATGTTGCACCTGTTATTTCTCCACCTTGCACAAGATTTCCACTCAACGTACCTGCAGTAATAAAATCAGCAACAATTCTTCCATCACTTGTAATGGCAGTTCCGTATGGTCCATTCACCCCTGTGGAAGAATACCCTAATCCATTCAAATTCCATTGCCAAACCTTTTTAGCACTTTTTTCATCTTTCGTATCCATAATTAAAATACGATCTGGATAAATACGGACATGTCCTCCGAATCCTGAATTAATAAGGCTTGTAGCATTCGCTTTTGCTGCATCCAAAATAGAGCCTGGCATATTGGATAACTCTTCTTGTACCAGATCAACTCTACCGGAAACGTCCGTAAAGGATTCTTTGAAGTTACCAATGGTTATATCCAGATACTCTTTTTTTATTGGATCATATTTATAAGCAATTACCTTCGCCTTTATATCAATACCATCTTCTTGATGCTCAACCGTAACCGTATCTGCCATATAAACACTCTGTAAATGCTTATAATCCTTATACTCTTCCGTTTGTGATAACTCCTGAAACTTAACGTTATAATTTGCTTTAGGCTGATCAACCTTTTGAATAGCAAACATATCCTTAGCTGCCTGGCGTAATAACCTATATGCTTCTTCTAACGGAACTGCATCTTCATCGTCAGCATTTTCACCAATAGCTGCTTTAATATGTTTAAACTCAACCACTTTAATTTTAGGATGAGGATACTTATTTATAAGTGGGCTATCCACATACTTTTCAGGAAGAAATAACCCATCAAAACCTTGTGGCATGATTCTAGTTATGGGACTTTTCCAATCCACATTACCTTCATATCCTAATAAATCTTTCTTATGGCGAATCACTACTCCACGATCCATACCACGATTTTGTAGCATCTTCACATCAAAATTATCTCGTTTTAATTCGCCGCCCCAACGATTAACAAATGAATTATCTTGACTAGAATCCAATAATGCTTCCACAGGATTTTTTCGGACAATACGTGCACTAGCTATCTTTGGTACATCTGAATAAAACTGAAAAGGATGCTTGTATTGGCATCCTGCTGACATACGATTCATAGCTCCATTACCATTTGTTGTTTCAGCAAAAATGTCTTCAATTAGATTTTCTGTTAAGTCATAAAAAATGTGATAACATTGCGCTGTAATCTCACCCATGCTGACTTTAGGAGCTGCCACTCGAAATAGTTGTTCACCATCAGGAGTTGGAACTTTAATGATGCTCATTCCCTCTATTTCCAGACCACGTGGTGCAAACAATGGATAACTAAATGAAAATAAAAATAAACCATTGAGTTCTTCCTCAACAGTTGCGTTATAAATATGTTTATCTAAAGCCCCTATACCATTGTGTGTAAAATCAGTCTCATTTGGTTTATATAAAGTAATCATTTATATCTCCACCTAGGTCGAATTTCCATGAATTGAATTGCTCCTGACCACTCTATTGTATTTTCTCCCACGCCCAATATAGGGAACTGCCCAACCATTTTATTATTCATTGATATGGTATCGGTATATGCTTCAAGTACTTCTGAGTCTATGACAACAGAACCATTCACATCTTTTATTTGAAAAGAGACGTCATTGATTGTTAAACGGAAAGTACCATTTCCCACAATCCAAAACTTAGGATCAGATTCAATTGTACCTGGATTATAAATTACACCAGGTTTGGTGAGCTTTAGATTTACATCCTCTGTATATTCAAAGGGATCTAGCTTAAAATCCACTTCAAATTCACCGTGTTCTTCAATTTCATTTACAATATCCCCTACTACAACATGCTTAATTTTTCGATACACATCATCATCAGTAAAATATAATGTCTTTCCATTCATCAACCAAGCCTTCATGCGTCGCACTAACGGCTTAATATTCTCTTCTTCAAGCATATTGAACTTTATTTTTAAAGGGACATCTTTAAACGCCCCTTTTTTTGTAAGTGAACCATGCCTACCAGACACTTCAATATGTTCTACTTCTTGTTCTGCTGTAGGAATAACAGGGCGCTCTACCATACATATTCCGTAGTCACTTGCCAACTGATTATCGATACCTATGTCTAGCAATTTAAGTCCTCCCTATTCCTATTTTTGAATTACGCCCTTTTTGAGCAAGTGCATCATCTATTTTTCCGACCATGCGGTCGATATCACGATCATCCCTCACTGAAGGATTATAAATATTAATTACAGTTGGTTCAGTAGACATCGTTGCTGCAATCCCTTCACCAATCTCGCCTAATGTCTTTTTATTCAACGGTAAAACTGCTTCTCGCCCCGCTTCTCCTGCACCTTGCAACTGACCATTACTCATTCCAAAGATAGTTGGCCGAGTAAAAATACCACCTTTTGCACGCCATTGCACATCGATCCCAGATGGAAAAGTAATGTCTTTACCCAAAATATTTTTCGTACTAGTCTGCAGACTGAAGTGTGGCATTTTAGGCATTTCCGGTTTCGGAATCTTTAATTTCAAATCACTGAAAAACCCTTTGATTTTATCAATGAATCCCTTTACTTTATCTACCGCATCTTTTATCGGATCAACGATAAATCTCTTTGCTGCATCAAATTTTTCTTGCGCTGCATTCTTTACAGAATCAAATTTTTCCCGTGCCGTATTACATATCATTGAACTTCTCTTTTGCAGAATTATAAGCTGAAATCACTGGATCAATAATATATTTATAAACTAGATTCCATGCCGTAAGTGTATAAGATTGGATTTTGGCCCAATTACCTAGTATCCAATTCGCTAAATCATTCAATTTTTCTTTCGTTGCATTCCACAATTCCTGAACAGGCTGAATGACATATTGTTTTACTAGATTCCATGCTGCAGAAGTATATGATTTAACTGTTTCCCATTGTGAATTTAGCCAAGAAACTAAATCGCCAAACTTTTCTTTAACCCAATCCCATGCTTCTTGAACAGGTTGAGTAATATATTGTTTAAATAAGCCCCAAGCAACTTGTGCAGCAGCCTTTATAAGTTCCCACTGCGTACTAAGCCATGTGACTAATTCACCAATTTTCGCACTTATCCAATCATACGCTTCCTGTATCGGCTGTATAATATATTGAGATATTGCCGCCCAAGCAATTTGTGCCCCTGCTTGAATGAGTAGCCAACCTGCTTCTAAAACTGTGGAAACTGCTGAAATAATCGGATCTAAAACTGTGAGTATTGTATCCCAGGTTTCTTGCCAAGCTGTCTTTAATTGATCCCAAATAGAAGTTGCCGTTTCAACAATACCCGTCCACAATCCACTGAAAAATTCACCTAAAGGAGACAATATACTATCTGCTAATTCAATGAATGAAGACCATGATTCTGAAAAATAATCAGTAATACCTGTCCAAATTTCCGATGCTGTATCAGAAATTCCAGTCCATAGATCAGCAAAAAATTGACCGATAGGTTCAAAGAACTCATTTACCATATTTAAAAAATCTGACCAGGCTCCAGAAAAGTAATCAACTGTGGATGACCAAGCATCTTCACAAGTTTGAACTATGCTATCCCACAATTCACCAAACCAATCTTTAAACTCTGACCATTTTTCAGAAAGCCAGTCGGTTATGGCACCCCAATTCTGTATGGCCCAAATAGCACCCGCTATTACTGCAGCTATCCCGGCAATAATAAGCATAACTGTTCCAATCGTTGTACCTAGCGCTATACACGATACAACTACAGCCGCAATAATAGGAGCCAAAAGACCGACTACAGCCGTTAGTCCTACAAAAATAAACGTGAAATTTTGAATCGGCTCTGGTAATTTAGTAAACCCATCCACTAAAGTCTTTATCCCCTCTACTACCGGAGGTAAAACATCTTTAGCTAATTCAGCAAGTTTTTCTCCAAGTGGTTCAAATGCTGCTTGTGTTTCCCTTAAAGCGCTCTGAAATTTTTGTCCGAATGATTCTTCTTGGAGCTTTTTCATTTCTTCCATTTTACCTTCGGTTTTCCCTAATCCACCGTTTAATTCGTTTAGACCTAATACAGCTTTGGCGCCCATGTCTTCCCAACGAGTAGCAAACAAGCCAACTCCAATTTGATTCTGTTTTACCTTGTCATCCATTCCTTTTAAATCATTTAGAACAGCATTGAATACATCAGCTGCAGTTGCTTTACCATCATTAAATGATTTCCAAACCCCTTGAGTTTCTTCGGAAAGATCAGCAAACGCATCAGCCGTACCTTTAGATCCGTCCTGTACTTTCTTTCCGAATTCGGCAACTGTATCATTGATGTAATCGAGATTATACGATCCATCTCGAGTTCCATTTGCTAATATATTGAACATCTCTTCAGCTGAGAATCCTGCTTGTTTGAAGAGGGGAACATATTCTGAAAGGTTGTCAAACAATTCATCCGAGTAATTAAGACCCTCTTGGGCAGCTGCTGCTAATAGATCAAATGTTTTCTCTGTAGATAATCCAAACTGACTCATTACTTGTCCGGCACCACGAGTAGCTTCATTTAAGTCCACATCATAGACTTTAGCTAATGTTAAAACATCCTCCGATGCCATTTGCAATTCCTCATACGGGACATCACGCATATTTTGAAAGACTTTTATAAGCGCATTATCTACCTCTTCAAGATTTTCACCAAAACCTTTTTTCCAAGTATCCACAGCAATCTTTTGAAGATTTTCGGCACCTTTCCCAGTCAACCCCAATGAAGCTTGAATTTTTCTTTGAGAATTATCAAACTCAATTGCAGTATTCACAACCGATTTTCCAACCTCAATTAACTTTTGAGATACGCCTTGTAGTATTTGAGTGGCTTCCATCATATTGTGTAAATCCAACTTCTTACCCAATTGCTCCATACCATCTGCAGCTTGGGAACCACTTTGACCGACACTATGCAACGAATTCTCAAATTGCTTCAATGTAGTTTTAGCTTGATTTAACTTTGCCTCAAGTTGCTGCACTTCAGTAGAATTCTCACCATACACACGCTTCGCTGCACTTAATTGTTGTTCTAAATTGTGGACAACTCTATCGGTCATTTCCATTTGCTTACTTAATTGTTTCTGTGCCAATTCCAACTTATCAGCTTCACTAGCGTTTGCTCCTAATTCAGCATTTTGAAGTTTGAATGAGCTTGTCAAACGCTTCTGTTCAGCTTCAAGTTTCTTAGAATTTTCTTCTAAATCCAGTAAAGTACCGCGTGCTTCCCTCGCTTCAATTGCTTGCTCAGAAAGACCTTCATTCACTCTTTTCATTGCATTATCAAGAGAAGTTTCAGCACGTTCTGCATCTAGCAATTTACCGTACATCTTATTAAGTTGTTCAGCGGTTGTACTTGTGTCCTTGGACATCGCTTGATATTCAGAACGCAACATAGCTGTACGTTTCTTGGCTGCTTCCATTTGAATTTCAAGCTTCTTCTTTTCAGCAAGAAGTTTATCAGTCATCGTCGCATCTTGGCCCATTGCTGCAATATGATTTTTATATTCTTTCGCTGCATTATTCATAACCATATTGATTTGTTTCAATGTATTTGCATACTGAACCTGGCCATCCATTTTAAAATTAAGGACGACGTTTCTTTCTTTACTATTCCCTGGCATTTTCTCACCTCATTTCTTATAGGAATGGTGTTTGATCTAACGTGTAGATTTGTTTTGGTTTCTGCTCATGTAATGCATCCGGATTGTTGTATCTGAGATGCATGATGAATTGCTTTAAAAAATGTGCAGGTGTGATTTTCCAGAAGTCATCCATACTTAAACCCAGCAACGTATTACCGACATAAAAATAAAAATCCCAGTCCAATTCGGACTGAGATTCCTCGTTTTTAGTCAGTATGTTTTTTACTTTTTTTCTTGCTTCAGCTTCTCCATATCAGAATTCTGGAAAGTTTGGCCACTGAAGATTTCGTATACAACGATGAAGATGTCAGGTAAATCATTCATAGGAATGGCACCTTTAATTTCATCTAATGTACATTCCGTACCACCACTACGTACCATCGCATAAATTAATGCACGCATCAATTTCGCTTCATTTTCTCCCAGGCTAAATTGTCCTTTTCTTAACATATCATTCATTTCTTTTTCAAATTCATGATAAGGTGTTCCAAATGCTTCTTCCACATAAGGAAAAGATTCAAAAGTGAAAATAACAGGGATTGAGACACCCTGTATCTTAATGCTATTTCTAGTTATATTTACATTTACTAAATCACTTAAACGTGCCATAATTACCCTCCTTATTTACCTGTTTGAGTCGTTCCACCTAGCTGCGCTAGTTGAGATTCATCACAAATTACTTGTTTTAGGAAATCTTCAACTTTGATTCCTGTTGCATCAGGGGAACCTGTATCTAATTCAGCTTGTGTTACATCATTAAATAACAATGGATCTGCTGTAATTGTGTAGGCAGTGTCATCCACAGTCATTTCATCACCTTGTGTTTTCCAAGATTCCTCTACTGGAGCAACTGTACATTTTGGGTACCAACGTAATATTTTTGTTCCATCATTTAAAGGGAATACAACTCCTACTGCGAACTTTGGATACGCCTTCGCCTTCGCTGTTTCAAAAGACACACCTTTTTTACGTGTTTTAGCAAAGATTTTATCTTTTACTTCACGATTTAGACCAGCAAGATTAAAAGCTAATCCAAACGCTGTATTTTTGACAATGTTAATAATTTTTTTGTTAGATGCCCACTTTGTAAAATTAGTAGAAGTAGTGGAAATCGTTAAATCAGAAATATTCGTTTGTCTATAAACGATATCCTCATAAGTTGGTAGTGCACTAGAAGTTTCATTTCCCTTCATCAAGCACAGATATAAATCTTCAATCCCTACGGAATATTGAATTTCTTTATTTTCAATTGTCATGTATATCATCCTCACATTCTATCTATTATTTTTTGTGCCATAATATCAGCAATTTTGTCACCTTCTGCATCAAAGGTATTCTGAACAAAATGTTTCCCTTTCACACGGCCCTTACCATTTGCTTTTTTATGGCCATGTTCAACTAAGTACCAATACCAAGCTTCATCTTTAAATTCCACAGATACACGATCATCTTTCACAACAACCTTTAGGCTATCCCTTAAATGCGTTCGCTTGTTTTTATTGGAGGCTTTGATTTTTGGTTTTAATTTACTAGCAAAATACTTGGCTGCTTCATCTAACACATCCAAACTTACTTTTTTATTCACCCGTAATAGCGTATTGATATCTTCTAAAGCTTCAGCAAAGCCATTGTTATTTGAAGCCATTACTGGATACACCTCACATACGTTATAAACTGCGTGATAGTGTCGTCATTCTCGTCATAACCCATTCCATCAAACTGAGAATAAGACACGCCTACTTCATTAAAAACAGCCTTTAATGGCTCATAATCTTTTTCAGTTCCATTTGTGATAACTGCAATTTGATAAAGTGGCATATCTTTTAGAACCTTATTAGAAGCCCTCTTATGTTGCTCATTCACAAATTCATACACAATATAAGGGTAATCTACCCCTGTAGGAGCACTATCACGAGAAACTGGAATACCAGATTTCTTCATAAGACTTCGCAACTGTTCAAAATTAATTTGCATACGATAGTGACACCTCCATCAATCGGTCTTCTTCTTTTACATAAATGCGCTCAATGTTATAAATACGGCCACCAACTTTTACGCGATAATTCTTTTGATTGTTTTCAATGTCACGATCAATACGAACTTCAATTTTCTTTACAATTTCATTCGTATCTTTTGTTGTGAATTTATCAGTGGCCGTAACTCCAATGTTGTTATATCGAATTTTCCGTTCTAATGGATATCCCATCACAACACGGTCATTTTCCGGATCTATGGTCTCTCCTAATTTAAGTAGCTCACCCATCCATTTGAGTTTATTCGTCTTTCTCTTCATCGGCATAAACCTCCTGGACAAAGAACGGTGTTAAAGCATCAAGCGCCTGTTCTAATTCTTTTTCAGAGACTCTGTAATCATAGATAAGACCAGCGACCATAATAATTAAATACTCGGTCTGTTTGCCTGTCGCGTTCTTTACATAAATCTTTGCTTGTTCAATATAAAAAGAGAGCAAAGAATCATCCATGCCCTCTTCCCAATGAATATGAGATTTTAATTTCTCGATTAAGTCATTCATATTAAGCACCTGGCTTAGTTGCACCCACTTCATAACGGTAAACAGCTGGCTCGAATGGGGAGTAAATTAATTGTCCATCGATAAGGTTGTAAATTTGGAATCCAACCTTATTTGTGCCAGAGAATTTTTCAATTAATTTTTGTAACTCCATACCACCACTTACTTCTTGAATATGGAACGCTTTAAAATCACCAAAATAGAATACTGGTTTAGTTGGATCAGTACCGTCTGCTGCATCAGTAAAATCAACTGGATGGCCAAGTAATTTATAACCTACACCATCTTGTGCTTCATGAAGAAGTGGACGACCTTGTTTATCAGTCATATCTTCAAGAACTGTTAATGCCGCACGATTAATAATCCACATTGCTTTCTTTAATACTTCAGTAACAGGTTGTCCTTTTAATTTAACTAATTGGCTATAAAGAACTTGAGACCATCCCTCTTTATTTAAATCAACTGGAGTTGTTTCATAGTACGCAACTGCTTTCTTAGCTAATGCACCAGGATTTTCATTCCCTTCATCATTACCATTGAACATGTAGTTAATTTCTTTACGTACGTATGCTTTTTTCAATTCATCAATAACGATTTGTTCAATTTTCACACCTGTACGTTTTAATAATTTTTTAGTAATTGTTGCTAGAGCATCAAATTCCGCTGGATCTAAATCAATTGAATCGAATTCGATATCTGTTTCAGGGATTTCTTTACCTGATTTTGCACGCTCTGTCTTACTAACATTAGCTGACGCCTTCTTAACAAGAACAGGGTATTTTACATCAGCATCTGTTTGTACATATGAACCGTATTTACGTAACAGATTTTCTTCTTGCGCATACGTAATTACTTCTTTTGCAATTTCAACTGGAACAGTAACGGAACCATTATTAATTTCAATTCCTAATGAACGTGCTTCCATTTCTGAAATATTACCCACAACAAAATTAGCAAATGCTGAACGAATTTCTTTATTTCTTGCTTTAGTTGATACTGCATTACGAGTAGATAAAGCTGACTTAATGGCGATCATAGCTGCTTGACGTTGTTCCGAACTTACACCACCAGTACCTTCTGGATTTCCAGATCTTCCTTCTCCACCTTCTCCAGATCCAGATGAGCCCTCATCTCCAGAAGAACCGCCTTCATCGTCTTCTCCAGAACCCTCACCTTCGTCACCTTCACCATCATCTTCAAGGTTGGCTAGAGCATCCGCGACTTCTTGTAATTGCTTATTAATTTCATCGATTTCTTCTTGAATTGCCGGTAAATCTTCAGCACGTAATTCAGGATTTTCAACCTGTGTACGTAATTCTACTAATCTTTCATTGCTTCGTTTTTGTAATGCTAATAATAATTGTCTATTCATTTTACTTTTCCCCCAGGATTTCATTTATTTGTTTAATCATTTTCATTCGTTGTTCTATTTCTTTACCAATCTCTTTACTGCGAACTAAAGATACTTCCGTATCGTCATAAGCTGGTATTGAAACAACCGATATTTCATAAAGTTCTACTTCTTTAATGGTCCTTAATGCTGGCTCAACATTGTAATCCCAATTCTCTTCTGTTATCCAAAATCCAAATGAGCATTGGTTAATATCTCCCCTAGACATACTTTCAGCTAAATCTCGACCAACAGATGTATTAGGTAATTCAATTTCGAATTTAAGTCCTTTTTCATCCTCTTCTAGTCTCAATGTGCCGCTTTTTGTTCTACCCAGGACATTATCCCAATTGTGATTGAATAACGCTCTGATATCACCATTCTCAGAAAGAGACCGAGCAAATGCACCATGTTCAATAACTTCATCAAACCAACCACCAATAGTTGTCTTTGAATTAAATACGGCTGCATAACCCGTTATCTTGGAAGGTTGTTCTTCCGTAGCATCCCTGGTACTTAATTTGGTGATGTCAAATGTCCGTGTTTCCTTTGTCTTTGCCATTTCCATCACCTCCCTTCAGTGAATCATCTGTAGCTTGTTTCTCACCAATTTTTGATAAGTCATTTGAAATATAAATCGCTTGTGATTCAGGTGTATTTTGCATAGGGAATCCAAGCATATCCGCAACATTATCTGGCGATGTAATTCCTGTCCGAACAATGTTGTAAGCAATGTTTGTTTTCATGCTATAAGTAACAAAATCAAGGATATTTATTTTGAATCGAATACGTTTCCCCGAATTTTGGCCATAAAAAAGAAGACTCAAGTGGTCTTCAAAATTTCTCATTATCGGTTTGACTGCTTTGTTATGCAAATACATCATCGCTTTCTCAATATCTTCTTTGATTAAAGCGGTATATGTATCCACATTTATGCCTAAAAACTTACCTAAATCCTTCTTGTATACATTTAGATATGCCAAAGTCTTTTCATCGTCTAGCGGGCTTTTAAGCGTTTCTATAGAGTATCCTTTTCCAAGTGGAATCATTTTAACAGACCTTGCATCATCAATGGACTCCAACTGATCTAAAATAGCGTTAATAAGTTTAGACTGTGCTGCGTTTTGTGGATTAATATGAGCATCTAGCTTAAGTAAGAATGCTAATAAACCACCTTTTTTATATTTATCCGTTAAAGTTTTCTCAGCTGACATAACTCCTTCAAGTGTATCTTTTCCTAACTCAAGAATACCTTTACCTTTTAAATGATCAACCCCCATATTTTTCATATGACGAATCATAAATGACGGAATTTCCTCTCCATTTACTTTAAAATGCTCTACCAATCTATCATCCAATTCTGTATAAACATTAGATGCTAGATGTAATTGGTCGCCATCCAAAACTGGAAAAGCTTCACCTTGAAGTAAATAGGTATTGGTCATTAATTTAATGAATTCGGACCGTGTAAGATAATTGTTAGGACTCTTTAAAATTTTAAGAGCTGAATCATTTTTAATTTCCTTACCATCTTTGTCTTCCACAACAATCTCAGCCAGCATCATTTGATTACTTATATCTTGTAGTAACTCATAAACATCGCTAGACTCTAAAATATTATCGTCATTGACGTATCTCCCACCATATCGGATAGTATTGTTGAACATATCTTCAAACCAACCACGTTTTTCAGCTTGTCGATACAAATAATTTGAAAACATACTCCGTAAGCCCATTTTCTCACCTTCTTTCTATCTATAAATTTCATCAATTAATTCATCCATGCCTTCTTCAGTTATGCTATCCATAACCATCATCGTTTCTTTATGAGCACATAAAAAAGCAACAAATCCATCAATCTTCTTTTTGGACTGTCGCTTACTTGGCGCCTTCATCCCATTAATATTTGTTACTACTACAACATTAAGAGCACAATAAACAAACAAAGGATTATCGGTCATTATACGTTTTTCATAAATAAGTATTTCTGAATCATCCATCATTGCATTCATAACGTTAGGCCACTGACTTACTGAGATACATTCGAGGCCAAGATTCTCAAGTTTTTCAATTAACTTTTGTGACATCGCTGGGTCATAGTTTATTTGCTGCACATCATATAAATTCATGCATTCTACAATGTAATCCATAACCTGATCCTGGTTTATCATCTTTCCATCACAAAAAGTAACAAAACCACGTTCAGCCATATAAGTATATGGAACGTTATCTTCCTTCTCGCGATGTTCGATATCTTCATTAGGGACAAAATACATTTGTTTAACTTTTAAAATAGACTTTCCATCTTCGGTATAACCAGTGTTAGGGAAATTCAAGCTCACACATGTTAAATCGGTTGTTTTCGATAAGTCTAAACCGATATAGCAAGTTTCACCTGTTAAATCACCCAGGTCTTCCACAAGAACATGTTCAACTTGCCCTTGTTCAAAGAAATTTTCAGCTCCATTTACGAATACGTTCAAATGCTTAGAAAGGAACTCAGCTTTTTTATGCGCTGAACGTGATGCTGAGATAAATTCTGTTTCAAGTGCACTCATCGTTACAGACACACCGATATTTGGGTTGACCATTGCCCAAACATTACGATCTGTCCAGTCATAATTTTTATTTGGTTCATAAATCATAACGAAACTTGAATCATTATCGTCACGTTTCAATACTTCTTTCGCTTCACGATATACTCGCATACCAACAGATGAAGAACCTTTACCAGCCGTTGATATATTAAACATAATCGGCTCAGCACGAGAAACCTGTGCTGATTTAAAGTTGTCGTATTGATCCATGTTTTCTTGTGCATGAAGTTCATCGTTTAGGATGAAGTGTGGATTGGAACCCTCAATGGATTGAATGTTTTTACTCATAACAATGAATTGATTCTGATAAGCTAAATCATCACGAATGTAGTCATAAGTCACACTGGAAATGGTTCCTTTTGGCCCTTTATAAATGTGTGAACAATCCATTAATACATCATGGTTCATAATTGTTGCTGCAAATGGCTTCGCTGCATATTGAGCCTGGTTAAAATCACTCGCACAACAGTAACAATCGGCACTAAGTACTCCTTCACCGTACATCGCATAACCAAGAGCACCAACACCGATTAAAGTTTTACCATTCTTCTTAGGAACCTGAATATAAGCTTCACGAGTAACTCGGACAATTTGTCCTTTTTCATTTTCATGTACCCATCCATAGATCCAGGAGTAAGCAAACTTCTCCCAATCTTCCAGGATAAAAGGTTGTCCAGCCAAATCACCTTTAGTATGACGGACAAACGTTTCAACCCAATCCATCATTTCATTTGCTCGGTCCACATCGAACCAAATGTCTTTACGCTTTTTCCATTTATAATACCTATCAACCATCGCTTTGATAGTATCAGGGTATTTTTTAGGATTCTTTCTTACCTTTTTCGCATAAATATCTGCATAATTAATGCCACGTTCAATCATTTTGCACCACGCCATTTATTACGATGTTCATCTAATTCACTAACTTTAGCTTTTGGTTTCTTTAGCTCTTCATCTTTTCTAACAGAAGTACCACCGGTAACAATCTTACCTGGTTTAGATTTATTAGTGAGCCCTAACAAGTCTAATGCTTTTGTTTTCTTGTCAGACCAGGTTTCTACTTGCTGGGCCAAAGGGTGCTTTGAATTATTTGTGGCACCAACTTTATTTGTATGCCGCTGCGTAGCTGGAAACCCTTTTTCTTTCCATTCGATAAACATCGTCATATAAACTTCGAAAATATCTAAATAGGATTCAATTAATGGATCTAAAGTAAGGGTGTAAATATCTGCATCACGCATGATTTTCAATATCCGATTTTTCTCAGCTTCTGTTTTATCGGCAACAATTTTTTGACGCTCTTTTTTCGTAGACATTTCACACCCCCCTTTATTTTTTTAAAATGTTGTCTAACGATAGAGATGCCCCCTACGCTACCTATCCTCCCCAGAGGAGAAATTTTAATTTTTGATAGGGGGGCTTCCAAAATAACTCGGAAAAACTTTTTTCGGTTTATCTTCATTTTCTTCGATTGTGTGACAAACTGGACAAAGTAATCTTAGGTTATTCTCTTCTAATTTAAGAGTTGGATCTTCTTTGATTGGTATTACGTGATGAACATGAGCACGCCTACCAAAGACAAACTGTCCACATCGTTGACAACATCCCTTCTCTCTTTCATATACCTTTGACCTGACATACTTCCATGCATCAGTACGATAAAATGGTTTGTTATCATGATGGTAGATGTTCTTCTTATCTTTCTTCTTCCTTGGCTTGTTACGCTTATGCTCTTCACAGTAACGTCCTTTGCTTATCTTGTTATGGCAGCCATTGAAGTCACAGTATTTCATGATAGTAAGTCAATGATATCTTCTTTCTTTTTAACATCAGCTGGAATCTCAATGCCTAGCTCATCAGCATACTCACGTAACTCTTTTATTGTCTTATTACTCAAGATAAGGTCTGTACCTGCTTCACCAATTGCCAACGTATCTTTAGTCAAATACCCTCCTGTTGCAAATCCCTTATCAGCAATCATACTCTCAGGATTAACAGTTACTTCAAATTCTGGTTCTTCACCTGTAGGAACAAATAGACTCTTCTTCTTTTCATTATCCCAATACTCTGTACCTGATATTGTTTTTCTTGTTTCAGTAATCAATTAGATTCACACTCCTTATAATTATTTTCTTTCTTCCAAGTCTCGAACTCTTCTTTAGCAAGACCCAAACCTTTATCTAACCATTGCAACTGTATCTTGTTTTGTTCCACAATCTCAGAGCTAGTTTTAATTGTTACTACAATCTGTTCTCTTCTAGCCTCTTGTTCTTTAATCCACGCATCCATTTGCTTTACATAAATCTCATCTGGACTCATTTACTTAACACCATCCTTATAAAATGCAACACGTTTGCGCTTATCTTTTCCTATATAAATTCAATAGCTCTCTCATGCCATCTACAACTTCTTTATCGTTTTCAACAAGCTTACCTTTAACATAGATATCTCCAGTACTTTTCAAAGATATAATCTCTTGTCCACTTACCATAAAATTGATACTGTCCTGAGAAGTATCTCTTGCCAACTTATTCAAATCTCCATTATGCAACGTTAGATTCATCTCTTCACCACCTATGTAAATTTTATATAATAAAAGGAGAGCCTAAGCTCCCCCCCTCAAATACCATATGTAACTCAACCTATACGATTAAAAAAAGCATCAATCATTGGTTTAGTAAACTCAGCAACCGTTATTGCCGTAGTTAGTGCGATAAAAAATACAGCTACACTCATGCAATCACCTCCTGTTTTCCATCATACAATAAGAGGTGTTACAAACATCCTTAAATTTAATTATAAAAATATTAACATTCTATTACAATTCTTTACATAATAAAAAGCACTCCCTAAGGAATGCTTCTAATAACCTTATTAACCTAGTATTTCTACAAACACTTCTTTTAAAAACTCATTGAACACATCTTCTGTGAAAATTACTCCACGTTTTGTACAATATAACTCATTATCTTGAAGTACTATCTCCTCAAGTTTAGTTACATCAATACCATGATGCTTTTCGACATCTATTACGTTTTTTTCTTTATTAATAGAGATTCGTAGTAAAGTACTTTCAATTTTTATATATTTATCATCAGGTAAATTGATTATCGAATACTCTTTTTTGCTAGGTTTCGGAAATTCATTACGAATCTTTTCTATAGCTGGATATAATTCGGCGAATTTCTCCATTAGTACCTTTTCTTCACTATCTTCTCCAACATAAGTCTTCAATTTACTAATAGTTTGTTCTAAATTACTCACCTGTGCAACATTCCTTTCTACAATTATTTTTGGAATTATAATCCAATATAATTATAACACAAACAGAACGTACATTCCTATAAAAACTATTAATAAAAGAGCAACCGTGCACCAGTTGCCCTTTCGTCAATTTCTTATGTTATTACTATAATTCATTTTTTCAAGGGTTTGTATAATGATGCCTTACCTTAAGTAAATGTTAAGTTCTATTTGAGTACTCAACCTTTTCTCTCATAGCAGCATGTTTGTTGTAAATGTACTGTGAACTGTAGTTAAGTTCTTCAGCAATCTTTTCTAATGTCATGCCTTCCACATACTTAAGATATGCAATTTTATGTTCCAATCCTTTGAATGTATTAATTAATTTTTTCAGTTTATACATATCGTTCATTTTGTGCGCTAATTCATATTCAATTGCTTCAATACGTTCTTCTACTTTCGCGCCTTCCGATTCAGCAGTTAAACGTACTTCTCGCAAATCACCACTGACCCAGCGTTTTAATTCAGCTTTTGTTTTATCTAAGTTGTAATCTAGATACGCAATTTCTTGTTCTAATTCTTGATATACCTTTAGCCAGTTAAACAAATGATGATTCACCTACTTTCTTTGGAACTTCCACAATTCTATTACTCACCATGCACATTCAAATAGTTTTGAGCAAATCTTAATTGTTGACCAATATATTCATCATCCTCATTACCACCACTTACAATCCAATCTCTTATACGATTATTGATATCTTCCAGTACTGGTAAAGGTAACTTAGATGCTATTTCGTTAATTTGTTGTAAATAACTCACTTTATCGTCCCTCATTTCTACTAAGAAACTCTAAATTTCATAAAACGCGTTTATTTTCCTTTCTAAGACGTTTTACACTTTTCACGACCAAATATATTAAGAAAGAAAAACATCTTAGTGTTTCCTCAATCTGAAAAGCCGTTTTTTCGGCGAAATGGATTTTTAAAGAGAAATTAATCATTCCATTTAAAATGGATGTAATGTTCGTAGTAATTAAATCCCGTAATAAGCCCCTTCTTTTCTTCTTTCTTAAATTCAACTTCCACACCATCTATTAATTCTTGTAATTTTTCTATAAATAATTTTGAATGCATAACATGTTTATTTGGATTTTCCTTGTGAATTTGATATCTAAAACCTGAATATCCTTTTGCAGCACTTTCGATTATTGCAGCTTCCATTTCCTCAGCAAATTCCAACACTTTTTCATCGATGGCTTTTTCTTGGATTTTTTTCAAATTCCCCACTAAAGACATTTGTCATTCTCCTTTACGAATAATCTTTTTTTCATTACACATACTATCTATAAGTCAGCTTCCCATGACTATCTCTTTCATAACGGAGCTCGTTCCTCCGTATCATTTATTGCATGGCAGGTAACCTAGTCAATTACCTGCCATTTTCTATTCAAATAACGCTTTTGTTTGAGTTTCTAGTACGTCAAATAGTATTTTTGTTTACCAGTACAACTCGTTGATTTGTGATTGGATCTGGAGCACTAACAACTCTGTTTTGTTGCAATTGGTCCATTATTTTAGATGCCCATGTATGCCCTATTCGAAATTGACGTTGTAAATTTGAAACAGAAACTGGCTCCCCTAATCTTGCTCGATAAACTACATGCTTTTTCGCAGCCTCGTATAGCTCCATATGTTTATGTTTCATAACATTCATATTTCATCACTCACTTTTCTATAAAATTCAAATTGTATTAATATCCTGAGCCGAAGCCCAGGACAAATATTTATTCAGCTATACTTCCATCTCCAACAATTTTCAATTGACCAGAAGCAACATCCGTTGTTCCATCAGGATTTACGTTATACTCAACACCTTCATGTGGTTCTGTATAGAATTCATCAAGAGACATTTGAGAAGGATCAAGATTGATAGAAACATTTTCACCAGCGAATGGATAAAGTTTATTAATTTTATCTTTCGTATCACCTTTTACGCTGAATTCAAGAAGTGTTTTCTTACTATCACGTTGAATCTTTACAAATTCCGCGCCAATTGGTTCAACTTCATCTTTCTCCACCGTTAAAATAACAATCGTCCCTGGCATTTTTAATAACTCATCAGCATGTGGTAATTCATCACTTAATACATGAAACTGTAAAACTTCCTTTTTATCGTCCTTTTGCATTTTCTTGAATAATACGTTCAAATTTACCTTTGTCATGGTTCGGGCTCCTTTTGTATTAGATTGATATTGGAATTAAAGTTTTTCTGTTATTTCTGTACGTTTCTAGCCTTAGAAAGTCTTTCAGCCGCTTTCTGTCTTTGTTCTTCCGTCATAACTCGTAAATTATTCATTGTTACTTGCTTTTCTTGAAGAACACCTTTAACAGCTATCGGTCTTCCGTCCTCTTCTTCTAAGGTTTTTAACTCACACAAATTAGTAAGTTTTCGAATGTGTTTAGGAACAGTAGAGTAAACACTCCACTGACCTGTACTATTGTCAAAAACCATTGTAGTTTCTTGCTCTTCACGAGAATATGCCATATTAAAAAGCTCCTGTTTTCAGATAGTATTTTGCCTGGTAATAAAATCTGTGATAAATATTGTGACCAATCATATTTTTGCTCATTGGTACTATTTCAAAGTTGTATTTTGCTTTAAGACTTTCCAATCGACCTTTTAAAGCTTTCGGATCGTATCTACTTCGATACATCCCCTTTGCTATTTTTTCATCAAAGTCAGGTTCTTCCACAAATAATACAAACTTACTCTCTTGCGCCCTTATTAACTCGTTAATAAATGCCTGTTGGGTGTCTTTCTGTAAATTACCTGTGATTTCATCTACCCCATTTTTTCTTTCAATGAAACTATTTAAATAAATATCACGGGAGATACCCAATTCTTCATTTTTCGGCACCATACAACTGTAATCCCCATGATTTAATTTTTGTATTTTAACTGGTACCTCTTTTTGAACTAGATAATCACGAATATGTTGATTCTGTTTCTCCCTTGTATCAATAACGATTGTGAGTGTTTTAAGAATGTTGTTTATTTCTTTATCTGTGTAATGGAAACGGATCATTCATTTCCACCTTCAATTTCATCATGCATATCCTCCAAGACTGAAAGGCGACCTTCCCAATAACCTAAATCCCAGCCCCCATGATATGTATGAGTTTTTCCAGGATTATCACCATGAGCTTCTTTTAATACATCAATTCTTTTCTTTGCATGCTTTATACTTCGTTCAACTTTTTCAATCATGTTCTAAGCTCCTTTCCTTGCATATATAACCGCACGTTCATATATCTTTCTTGCCATTGCATTTGATTCATCATTTTCAAATTGACGATGATCCTCATAAACATCTGTCCAACCATTATTAGCAAGGACAATCGTCCACTCATAAAACAGTTGCAATGAATCTTCTTCTTCAACTAACCAATTGTGTAATTTTTGATTATGTTTCCACCCACAAAAATGATGAAATATCTTCATTAACGTAATTTTTTCCGCACTCTCATCTTTCCAAGATTTAAACCATTCATAAATAGCTTGATAGTTTTGTTCAGCAGCTTTCATTACTTCCGTTGGAATTAAATTTTGTTTTTTTATCGCAACTTGATTATCTTTTTCATCAAGATAGATATTTGCACCTGATTTCCAAATTAAACTTAAAATTAGTAGTACTTTCATTTTTCGAAGAAACTCCCTTCGGGTTATTAAAAAATGAAAAAGTTACTTAAAAACCCTCAATTGTTACTAAAGAATTTCTTTAATAACCCACTCAAACCTTACAGCCACAAGGGATTACACCAAAACTGTTATTAAAGTTATCGGTGTTTGGGTATTACGACTCCTAATATATATATTTTTATTTTTTATTTTTTTATTTATATAGAATCCCAATAACCAAAATAACAAAATAACTATAAGATATAACCTAAACCCTTGATATAACTGGATTTATAGAGGGTTATTAAAAATCAAAAAGGGTTATTAAAGTAACAAAAAGGTTACTGAGTGACCTTAAATTTGCCGTTTTTATTGTTTTCAGTAACACCTTTAGTAACAGGCTTGCGTTCATTTAAGGTAATTCCTGTAAGAAACGTTCTGTTTTTAGAGCCTTTCGTTTTTCCAAATCCTTTTGTTTCTAACATTCGATAAAATGATCTATTTCCCAAAGCTCGTTCGCCAGAATTAAAGCACCATCTTTCATAAACGTTGTATAGTTCTTTAGCTTCAATCGTGATTGATTCATTTTCACGCTCATCTACATAACAAACTTCATCAAGGAATGGCGCTAAGATATCCATATCGTCTTTATATTTCCCAGTCGCTTCTGCTACGACCTTCGGCTCTTTTAACCTTCCCTGCTGCCACTTCATGCAGCCCTCAATTGCCCAATTTAAAATACCTGGCATTTCTAGTGATAACTTTTCAGGTAATCTTTTATCTCGTTTATGAGATGGTAGATTCAAGTTAAAAGGAATTAATTTAACACGTCGCCAAATCCCTTCATCTAGGCCGCCAATTACTGGCTTATGATTTGTCGTGAAGAATACTTTAAATTCCGGAATAAACTCAAAATATTCTTGTCTCAAGAATCGTGCTAATACTGGTTCGCCACCTGTAATTTGTTTAACAAATGACTCAGAAAGCTTTTCTCCTTCTTCACTTTCAATGGCACTTACGAACCGCGCCCCAACAAGCCGAGCAATATCATTATTTGCACCGGTATCTTTTTTCTTAATGAATGTATCTGACTTTGCTTGCTTTCCATATTCGCCAAGTAAGTCTTTGATAGTATTGATAAATGTTGATTTACCATTCGAACCACCACCAACTAAGAACATCATGATTTGCTCTGAAATATCACCTGTTAAGCTATAGCCTATAAGCCTTTGCATATACTCCACTAGATCCTGGTCACCTAAGAATATTTGATCTAAGAATGCCAACCATGTTGGACATTTTGCATTTTCATCAAATGAAACATTAGTAATTTTAGTTAAACCAAGTTCACGATCATGTTGCTGCAGCTTCCCTGTTTTCAAATCAACAATGCCATTTTCAACATTGAATAAATATTTATGTCTATCAAAATCTTCACGCTCACCTGGAACCAACGGCATAAGATCCTTGATACTATTCATTCGAATGTTTCTTCGTTCACACATCCGAGCCCATTTTGTTTCTAATTCATCTTCTGATTTATAAAGACTTCTAAGTACTTTTGCTGTAATTCTTTCAATCTCTTTTTTCGTGTCCAACTTCCATCGTTTGCCGTCCCAAATGTACCAACCAATGTCGCTAACATATTTAATCACATGCCCATATTCATATGCGATACGTTCAGCATTTCCTAATTCAGTTAAACGGAATTTCTTTTTCGGTTTGTCCTCCACAACTTCAACCGCATCTTCATTAATAAAATCAAATGAAAATTCTTCGAATTGTTGTTTGTTATCTAAAATAGTTGTGGATGTCGATGAAATAGCCGTTGCAATCGTTCTTTCACCGTACGTTTCGTTTGTATCACTAAAATGGATAACATCCCATTTATCACGAATTAAGCTAGTCTCACGAAACATCGTATCCATTCGAGTTGCTGATTTACCTGTCCAAAAAGCTAAGTGATTACATAAAGCAAGATCAGTTGCCGAATGGTCATTATTTATTAAGTTGCCATTGTATAACGAACGAATTTCATCACCATTCTTACTTCTAAACATTCTTTCCCATAGAGCATCGTTCGAAATTTTGATTTCATCTTTTTCAAACTCTGCTAAATTTACACGACCTTGAATGTCGCTATCATCAAAATATTTTTCAAATACTTCAGCTAGTTCATCCGTTCGCTCGTATACATCATTGGAATTCTCACGATTTCCAGTAAAGGTAAAGAAGCGGCCGTATGAATAAATTTCTAAACCATGCTTTGTATTTTTTCGTCCAGTACCTAAAACTGATTGTGGAAGACCACCTCTGATAATGATGTGAATCCCATTTCCTGACGGCGAAAATTCTGTATAGCTATCTAATGTATCAATAATCTCTGTTGCAAATGCATTTGTTTTTTCATCTACAACACACTTATCAATATCGACTCCTATATACTTATCCTGCTTACTGAATACAAAGCCTATCCCGTCATAGTCACCTTCTAGATAGAATTTAACTGCTGTTGCAAACGTTGACCAAGTACGTCTATTATTAGCTTGCGCCATTTCACCAGTGACTTGATATGGAACCTTTGTTGGTTTGCCGTTTCTTTTTTCCTTACGCCATAATATCCATTGCGGAAGGGCTTTTAATTCAGTAGGAATTTCATTAAAATTGTATGGATTTTCTTTCATTGCGCCCTCCAATTAGCTTTTTAGGGTATAAAAAAGAGAAGTCGGTAAAACCAACCTCTCTATTTAGTTCTTTAGAATGGTAAATCATCATCGCCAACAGTAATTGGTGGTCCACTTGGTTCTGGTGGCGTTACATTCGATGGTGCCACAAACTTGACTTTAGCAAATGTTTTATCATCCTTATTTGTTTCGTGTTTTACATAAGCTAAAACTGTTTTACCTACAATCTCACGTACAACAACAGCTAAATCTAAATCTTGTTTACCTGTGTAGCCACAAGCTTTCAAGAATGAGTTACGTTTCCTTTCAGTGTCTTCTTTGTAATCTGGAATACTGCTAGTTAGATATAGCGTGTTATATAAGATTTTTGCTCCTTGATGTTTTTGTTCAATATCTGAACGGATTTCTACATCAAATCCGATAGAATATTGACCTTGCCATTCTTTTGCTTCAGCAGTAATAATCGTAACTTCATATTTACCTTCCTCTACTAAGCCAAACCCTTGTGATACATTTTCTTCATCAAAATTAATTTTGAAACTCATTATTTACTTCCCCCTATTTTTTCATTTGTAGATGACACTATTAATTCACCTTGTACGCAGCCTTTACGCTGATCCAAATGATTCTTAGCATAAGTGCTTTGGTCGCCTTCTAGGACAAATCCCCGTGTACCATCTGCTTTTTTCACTAACCTAGCAACAACACTAACAACACCCAAAATATGATTAACAATTTTATCCCGAATATCCGGAATAAATTGAGTGTACTGCTGCCCATTTTCATGTGTAATAGTATGCGTTGTTTCCCAAGCGGTAAAAATGATATTTGCATCTAAAGTTTTAAATGTTTCTACTAACTTTAAAAGATGGTTATCTAGTAAAGCGTAATCCTTCAATTCAGGCATACCACTTTTTGTATTTTCACCTTTCTTCAATAACCATAACTTTTGATAATGCGTTAAGTTATCGATAAAGATATTGTCGTATTTATTAATGTTCGCTTTAGCATGTCCATAAAATTGTAAAATGCTATCATGTGGATTACTTTCATCAATCTCCGCTACATCTACATTTTCATATCCTTCTAAAACTTGGCTTGTTCCATCAATATCAAGAACTAATGTTTTTCCTGGTAGCAACCCAGCAACCGTCGTTTTACCGTCACCCGGTTTTGAATACATGATAATTTTTGCATTATTACTTTTCGTAATTTCAGTACCGTTTTTGATTTTCATTTATAAATCTCCCTCCTATTCTTTAATATCTAATTCTGTAGCTTTACTTTGCAGACTCTCTAACATCTGTGGAATATTAAGCCTTTGAATAATATCAACGGATAACTGTTCTTTTAGATTGTTTTCAAGCGCCTTAACTATTGTTTCCTCTGCATCTTTTCTTGCAGTTTGAATCATCGTGCTAACTTTAGAAGTAAGCTCCTTAGCAAGATAGTTTTGAATAAAATACTCGCTTATGGATAACTTTCTATCACCTGAGTACTTAGCCTCTCGGCCATTTTCATCAAGTGTTTTTTCAGTCAGATATCGTTCATACCTCATACCAATAAACTCACTAATTGGTATTAATTCCACTTCAGATCCCCAACCGTTTTTCTTATATGGTATTTTTAATTCATCGATTTTCTTTTCTAAGGCTCCATGAATAAAAGTATCTACAACCTCATTTGCTTTTTCCTCAACTTCGCGTTCAATTTTCGCTAAAACCTTTTGTTCTGCTTTTTGAATTAATCTGTCTTGCAAACCAGTGATAACTTGACTTTTGATTAAATCATCAAGATTTTCACCCTCTTCTAACCAATCTACATCTAATTCAATTTTTACTTTAGCCATTTTTATTAAACCTCCATTGAACGTCTTTTTATACCAATAATTGGCCCTGTATACCCAGCAAGCTCCAACTGTCTTTGAGCTTTCCTAAATACATAATCAATATTTTCATTTTCTTTTATGGAACCGTCAGGATTTAAATGCTTATTAGGAATCCATACGTTTTGATTTGTACCACCTAATGTAAATCGTTTTGCTGCATAATTTTTGTAATTACGCTTAATAAGCTTTAACTTTATTCCTTTATAAAACTGAATCATTTCTAAACTTCCACACTATAAGAAATAGATTCAGGCTTAACCGTAACCCCTGGGACAATTTGTCCATCCTCATCCACAACTACTTTTTCATCACCGATTTTCTTGATTTTGAATTTCTTCTTTAACTCTCCCCATTTGATTTCGGTTTTAATGCAATCATCAAGTCCATTTTCAATGGCATAATCCAATAGTTTGGTTTCATCAGCCTTTTCCAGTGCTTCACTACTCTTACGAGTTTTTGATTTACCATAAGGCGTACTAATTGTTTTCTGTTTTGGATCTGCTGCAAGTTGTTCCACATGATAACGTCGGATATGATTTTCAAAGAATGAAATACTATTGTGGATAGGCTTCAACTCATTTTGCTCCCACTCAGTAATACGGTTACGTTCAGAATTTGCTAACGTTGTGATTTCTTTTTCCTTTTCTTTAAGAGCACTGATTTTACGTAACGACCAGTTGAAACCATCAATATCCGTAATTTCAAATTGTTGCTCCGTACCTTGTAATTCATCTACTTCTAATAATTCATTTTGTTGTAATGCATTCATCGATATTACCTCCAAAGATATTTTTGAATTCTTGTAAAGTATAAAGAGAAAGGTAGGTAAAATTATTCTTCGTAAATTCCACTTGTAAAGGAAAAACCGAATCATCACGTTCTACCACTTCTAATTTCCCTTCTTCATTTAAAAGTTCTTCTAACAATTGATGTCTCACATGAACCTTATTATCTAAATAAATGCCCAGAACCCCTTGTTCCTCAGCTAAACGAACAGCTTGTACACTATCTTCAATCACTTTAATATTCATTACTGCCATTCCTCCCCTACAGCTTTTAATGCAGCTTTACAAATAGCTAAAGGAGCAGTTCTTTCATATCCCTGATATTTATCTTTTAGATGTCCACTTGAGAAATGTTCAGTTATAATCACATTTGTCATTCCATCTTCAATAAATATTTCCACTGATTTAAATGACTCTTGTAATTTATCAACAACTAACCATGCATCTTCCATATTCATACTAAATTTAGGTAATTCACGATGGACCATACCTATTGGCTTAGAAACCCACATTGATTTAAGAATTGATGTTTCAGGTGGTTTAATCCATCCCATAACCTTTTCCGCGACTAATTCATCGATTGGTTTATCGTTCATTTCAGGTCCACCTTTCTCTCCATCGGAGTAAGCTCAAATGTCTCATCAACAATACTTTTTATATCAATCGTTAATTCTTCAAACCCCTTATTTTTTTCACTATAAAAACCAACTACAATGCTTAATGGCTTTACAAATTTAACGATGCAAGGTGTACTAATTTCTGTACGTCTACTGTAGTTATATTTATTCAACCAATACGCGGTACCACTTTTAATGTTTTCCGTATCAAATTGTGGTTTATTTACTATCATGCCTTTCACTCCTTTACACAAAGTCAATTCATGCTATAATGACCAAGAAATATGTTTTTATTAGACCGTCAGCCCCAACTGGCGGTTTCTCCTTTTATACAGCTCGAAAGCATTCCACATTTTGTTCCGCAATTAAGTAATTTGTTAGATTCCCTTCAAGCACGGCATTTTGTCCGAACATAAAATACTTATCATCTTGCTTAATTTCACAACCATAGAAATCTTCAATTGGATGATCAGGTTCTTTAGTAGATTCCTTTCCACCAATGTCTTCCACAAATATTGCATCGATATTACTTAACCCAATGTGGAAGGGTACTTTCTTATTAGCACCTGTATACTCAATTTTTGTTAAAGCTCCAAATCCATTTTTAAACGTTGCAAACTCCTCAACTGTAAAACTTGCTGTTGCACCAGATTTAAAAATTACTGTTACTTCCCTCATTTAACTCACCTCATTCATTTTCTTTTCCATTTCAACCCACTCTTGCGGAAATACAATCTTTCCATCGAGTACATGAACTACAGTAAAATCATCTTCATCACAAATTCGAACTTCAGGAAAAATACGCTTTTGTAAATTTACGTAGTTCCAAGTTTCTTGTGCATTCGCAAGGTTAACCGCTGGACAAAACTGTCCGTCTTTTTCAATAAAGCAATAACCTTTGAACAATTAACTCACCTCCCTTCAAGATGAAACCTTACGGTTCATTTCACTTAATTCACGCCTTCTTTTCATCTCTTCCATGAACATTTGCGCAGGGCTGTTCTTCGCTTCAGCACATCTTTTTACAACCTCTGACGCTTTCATTAATCTACTTGCGGATAATACTCCGTTCATGATTGGTCACGCTCCTTTTTCTCTTGTTCTGCTTTACGAGCAGCTAATACACGAGGAACCATTGTTTTCATTAAAAATTCAACCATTTTCAACTTAGTTTCTTCACTTGGTGGATTATCCAATACCGTTCGCTTCATTGATACCATTCCTCTCAAAAACTTCATATTTCATGAAGTTGGTTGGCAAAAAAATTTCTTCAATTCCTTTGCCAAACTTTTGAGCGATTAAAAACATTTCATTCGCCTTAAATTGAGTAACCCCATGCTCTTTGTTGACATATGTTCTTTTATCAACTCCTATTAAATCAGCCATATCCTGTTGATTTAACCTATTATACATACGCAACTTTATTAGATTGTCTTGCAATGTTCCCACCTCCTTGCTAATGATCTTCATATTACATGAAGTTTTGACATATTTCAACATTTATTTTCATGTTTTATGAAATTTATTTATTATTTTCTTGTTTCATGAAATTTTTAGTTTAAAACTTCATGAAATATGATACAATAGAGTCAGGAAGGAGGTGAAACTTCATGAAACAAGATGTTTCTAAATATGTTGGTAAACAAATTAAAAACTTTAGGAAACTAAAGAAAATGACACAAAAAGAATTAGGATTACGAATAGGAAAAAAACATAATACAATTTCATCTTATGAAAATGGGACAAATGAACCTGAACAAGATGTATTATTTGCAATAGCACAAGCATTGGATATATCCATTAATGATTTGTTCCCACCAACAAATGAAGTGTATAAGACAAATACTCCAACTATTTCTTTAATAAGTGAATCTTCATATACTTATGTTCCAACTGCAATTTCAGCTGGTTTACCTCTAGAAATTGATGGAATGACAGAAATGGATTTGGAAACTATACATATTCCCGATGCATTAATGGGGAAATGGGCAGGTAGGGAAGATATTTTTATGACTCGTGTTAATGGTGACTCGATGAATAAAGTTATTCCACATACCTCTTTGATTGCCGTAAAAGAAGTGACTTTAGAAGATCTTTATGATAATGACATAGTTGTCTTTAGTAACGGCTGCGATTATTCTGTAAAACGTTTCTTTAATGATAAGGAGAATAAGCGAGTAATTTTCCGACCAGATTCATATGACAATCGTTTCTTTGATTACACAGTTTCTTATGAGGATGCTGTGAATATAAAAATACACGGTAAAGTAGTGATGTACATAGCTACATTAGACTAATACCTAAATAAATTAGATCTTTAGCGCTAAAAATTTAATGGACAGCCTTGCTAGCTGTCCTCTTTTTTAAAGGAGAGAGAATAGTGACTGTTGGAATTTATATAAGAGTAAGTACCGAAGAACAGGTGCGAGATGGCTTCTCTATATCAGCTCAACGTGAAAAATTAAAAGCATATTGTATTGCACAGGATTGGGATAGTTTTAAGTTCTATGTGGATGAAGGTGTGTCAGCAAAAGATACAAATCGTCCACAATTAAACATAATGTTAGACCATATCAAAAAAGGATTAATCAATACTATTTTAGTTTATCGTCTAGATCGTCTAACACGTTCTGTTATGGATCTATACAAACTACTAGATACATTCGATAAATACAATTGTGCTTTTAAGTCAGCAACAGAAGTTTATGATACTTCCACAGCTATGGGGAGAATGTTTATTACAATTGTTGCCGCATTAGCTCAATGGGAAAGAGAAAATTTAGGTGAACGTGTACGAATGGGACAATTAGAAAAAGCTCGACAAGGAGAATATTCAGCAAAAGCTCCTTTTGGATTTGATAAAAACGATCATAGTAAACTTGTGATAAATGATATTGAAAGTAAAGTGGTTTTAGACATGGTAAGGAAAATTGAAGAAGGTTACTCTATCAGACAACTTGCCAATCATTTAGACAGCTATATTAAGCCCATAAGAGGTTACAAATGGCATATACGAACCATATTAGATATTCTGTCTAATCACGCCATGTACGGAGCGATAAGGTGGTCTAATGAGATAATAGAGAATGCACATCCAGGAATCATTACGAAAGATAGATTTATGAAATTACAAAAAATCATTTCAAGTCGTCAAAATTTCAAAAAGCGTCAAAGTAATTCAATATTTATTTATCAAATGAAATTAGTATGCCCAAACTGTGGTAATCGTTTAGGTAGTGAGAGGTCCCGATATTACAGAAAAAAAGATGATCAACATATAGAATGTAATCAATATCGTTGCCAAGCTTGCGCTTTAAATAAAATAAATAAGCCTTTCGCTTCCAGTGAAAAGAAAATAGAAAAAGCTTTTTTAAAATATATTTCAGATTTACGTTTCGAACAAATTCCACAATTAAAAGAAGATGATAACGAATCTGAAATAATAAAAAAACAAATTTCCAAAACAGAACGTCAAAGAGAAAAATTCCAAAAAGCATGGTCTAATGATTTAATGACCGACGAAGAATTTACTGATCGAATGAGAGAAACAAAGAAAATGCTGGAGGAATTGACCGAAAAACTACATGCTTTAAAACCAATCGAAAATACAAAAATTGATTGTGCGGTTATAAAAGATATTGTAGATAACATTAAAAACAATTGGTCATTCCTACCTCCAGCAGATAAAAAACAATTTATGAATATGTTTATAGAGAGTATCAAAATCGATAAAAAGGATGGAACTACAGAAGTATTAGATATAGTATTTTATTAG